TTGGTTTCTATCATGAAACAAGCTTCACCATCACAAAATCCACTCAACCATGCGTAAAAGTGTTCCTTACTCTGCCACATTGGTTTAAACATGTTAGACCCCTCTATTATAAGGAATTGTCGGGTTATCACGTACCTGACAATATTCCTCTAAATTTTTATATAGCCCCTTTGTTACTGATGCCTCTGCCCTTTTTCTTTCATATTCACTATTAAACTTAACCTCTACCTTAGGCGGAGGCGGGGGTTCTTTCCCGGGAGGAGCAATTTTACCATCTTTAACATCTGCTTCTCGCTTATCTGCAGCTATCTTCTTTTCTTTTTCTGCTTCAGTCTTCAAGTTATCTAATCCTTTCGTGGTTATTTCATTCTCCATAGCTGCCATTATTAACTCCGGGCCTCTCTTTGCATGCAAAATTATAGGCTGTCCATCAGCATCAAAACCATTTCTTGCAATTATGTCCATATAAATCTTGAACTTATCGCTTTCCATATTTACTATAGGACACCCTTTAGGCACTATTGTACTACCTACCTTAGCTGTTCCATCGCTTATCTTAACCTTACCACCTTCATCCTGTTGGTACATATCAGGATGTTTTTCTGCTACCTTTAAAGCACTCTTAACAAATTCATCCTTTACGCTACGATCCTGAGAATTCCAAGCATATCTTAAATCTGCATGAAGTGTCGGATTATCAGTATTTAGATTATCCCAGTCTTCCGGTGTCTTAGGAAATATAATCGTTCCATCTGCCTGCCTACCATAATTCTTCTCTTGTTCCTCAGGTTTCTCCTCCTCTTTAGGTATCACTGGAGGATTCTTCTCAAGTATTGCTACCCTATTGACTAAATCAACCTTACCCGCTTCCGACTTCTCAAGTTGAGCAATAGTAGTATTAAGCTTTTCTTCGTTTGTTTTAGCCTGCTTAAACCACTTATCCACCTCAGCTTGTGTAACTATCTTATCTTTATCTTTTAATCTTTGTTCCTCTGCTCTTTTTTCTTCGTCTGTCATCACTTTTCTCCTGTAAGCTTATCCTTTGCCAATTCGAATAGCTTACCCTCTAGTAACATCATTAAATAATCCTTGCACCCCTGATAATATCTGGCTTCTGGCCAGTTGTTATCCCTTAGTGCCCTGTCCTTCTTAAACTCCAGGTCCCGGAGAACCCCCACCCGAAGGAGCTTGCCCTCCCGGCTGTACAGGTCCTGCAGGATTAACTCCCGCAGTGGTTCCCACCCCGGGTGCGCCTGCAGCTCCGAAAGCATCTCGAAAACCCGTCGTTTGTCCAGAGATTTGTGCGGCATTTTGCATCCTTTCTCTCATCTGCTCTGCATACTCAATCTTTGCAAGCATTATATACCGATTTACATTTACCCGCGCCTCCGGTGTTGCCTTTTCAAATTCCTCACTATTCTTCAACTCTAGTAGCCTGTTTATTACCTTGATATCTATTGGCTTCCCTTCAGGAGAAATTTTATGCTCCTGTATCAATTGATTAAAGATATCATCCGCGTCCTTTTCGTTTACTAGAGTTTCAGGCTTGGGTCCAATAATCTTTTCTATCTTGTCCTCTTTGTTCATAGATCTAAGCCAATCTGCCCTCACTTCCCATCCGTATGCTGGATTCTGCTGTACAAAAGGATCAAACGCCATCATCTGATAAACGATAGTATTGATCTCTCTTACTGCACCCATATTACCAGCGGTTAAATCAAGCGCCATTACACAGTCATACTGCCCTGCTATCATCTCAGGCGATAAAGTTTTAAATACTCTTTCTCCATCCTTACCAAGTATCCTTTTCTCTATCTCAGGTGGTAAGTTTTCTTCATACTTCTGTTTAATCTGAGTAAGAAAAGCACTTACTATCCCCTGCATCCTTCGTGCTAGTAAAGCAAACTTCTGCTCGCCCTGGCTCATTACTGCAAGCGTTCCTCTGACTGTAGGCCTTGAAGCCAATTCCTTGCCCATCATAGCAGGAGTTAAAAATGTCAGTCTCTCTATTAACTCCATTATTATTCGTTCTTCTTGGAATCCTACCTGTAACCCAAAGCTTGGGAAAGTAGGAAATGTTATATCTCTTGCCGGATCATCTACTGGTACGCCTGTAGCCGGCCCAACAGTAATAGTATCTGGTGTAGAGCCCGATGATGGCCTGTAGAAGAAGAAAGGCGCTATGGCCATATTGCCAGCATCGATGCGCTGATTATGAACTGCGTCTAGCTCATTATGTAAATTCATAGTAAGATCAGGTATGCCTTTGCCAACCGTCCTACCAGGCCTTCTTAGGAATGGTCTTATAACCCAAGGCCTCTTACCTATCCTTGAAATCGCATGTAATGGTTTGCCGGCAAGATAATACTTAGGATTTTCTACTACCAAAAATACACACTCTTCTCTTATGTTGTCGTTGTTAACATCATGCTTTATATACCCCTCATAACACTTTAGCTTATAGTTCTCTTTACGAGTATTTGTCGGCGTTGCACCTTCGGCCTCTTGTCTTTCTTTGGCCGTTGCGCTAAACTCTGGAAGCTCATCCATAGCAGCTGATAGCCCCTCTAAGTCTATATCCTGGCGCACAAGACCTCTAGCCTTCAATTCCCTTAAATCAGATAGTGTATACCATAACTCATCTATTATATACTCCAGCTCATTCTCATCATCGCGGTAATGTTGCTCATAAGGGAAATAGGTCCTCTCGAGATCCTTTAAGTCTACATAGGCCTTCTCTCGCCTTACATAATCATACTTGACCTCATACTCTATCTTTCCATTTATAATCTGGCTAGGGGTAAGCTCTCCTTTAGGTTCTACCCTTGTAACATAAGTAAAGTATTCACCCCACCTGATTTTGCCTATTACAGTTCCCTCAACCACCAATTTTTGCACAATATCATCTACTGTAAGCTCAAACTCCATTTCTGCAGGACTTACCACAAATGCCATGATATCCTTTACGTTCTCAGCTACTACAGTATCATGAGATTCTCTTCCCTTCCAATGAAGCGTGTCCTGATTCCATACCATAGGATATAATTTAGCATGAAGAAGATCTGCGGCCACAGTAGTAACCATAGTAGATATATTAGAGCTTCCTGGCCACGGCTTATTCTTAGGAGCCTTAATACCTTCATATAGCCTGATTCCCTCCGCGCGTCTCGCAAGCCACTCAGCCCTGGAGCTTTTACAATCTTCTACCATCATACAGATTGTCTCCACTACTTCCGTTTCTTTCGCTTCTCCTAAGCGAAACTGCTTATCAAGATTCCCCTGCTTACTCTCTTCTTCTTTTTCCTTTGCTTCAGCAGGCTTCTTAAAAAATTCCTTTACCTTCTTCATTATAGCCATAGTTACCTCTTCTTTTTAGGCGTAAGCATTCCCGTGTCCTTCTATTATTCCGGGTGGTTTATCCGGCCAATTAAACATACTCAGATACCGTATTAGATCTGGATGGTCGTCATTCTTCTTTACCGGCTTCTCTACTGTGGGATCCGGCTTGTCGTCATCTAGGTCCGGCCATACATAATGCTCTACCTGATAGATACACTTCACCATATCACTGCATACATAAAAATTAGGCCTGTTTATGATACTGATAAGCTCCTTAGTATTATAAATTAATAATTCCTCTACCTTCTTCCTGCCAAGCGATTCACTGCTATCATCACCCATAGTAAAGCGCATAGGAAAACCTATATTCTTTGATTCTTTCTCAAAGTCATCCCGGACCGTAGTTTTGGTGTTCCCCTGTATCTTTGGGCCCATATTTGGATCCATTATCCTATATTCAATCTTTTCTCTATTTTCTGTCTCTACATCCCTTATATGCTTGCAAACTTGCGCAAAGGTCATATCTACCAGCCAGGCTTCCCTATAAGCATAATAAAGTAGATATTGTGGATCCTTTGCTACCCATAATAGTGCATGAGGTTTTGAGTCATGGGGATCTATCAGCATCATGCGCGGCCAGTTATGAGGCGGCTGTCCATCTATCGCTACTCCATACTTTCCCTCTACCCACTGCTTTCTATCTACGCAATGTACCTGCCTATCCCATACCTTCCAAACCCTACCACTCAAATACCGGAACTTTCCATGTATCCGGACTTCTCTTTCTTCTTCCGATATCGTCTCCTCAAACCTACGGATAGCCTGCTCTGTAAGGCCTATGTGTTCCCCGGTAAGAGGATTGAGCCTCATTAGATTATGTCTTATGTCCGCAACAAAGCAATCTATTTGCATTTTATTTCCTCAGTAACCACCAGAAACCACCTACGCAACCTGTTATCATTATAAGCAACAATATCCAGCTTAT